ATGGCTGGAGGCAGACTTACCAAAAAGGAATCTGATACTAAAAAGCGTCAAGGTAAACGTATGTTTATTAATGGCTTTACACCTGATGAGATTGCAGATATACTTGAAGTGCATATTGAAACCATTAAGCGTTGGAAAAAGCAAGACACTTGGCAAAAAGAAAAGGACGTACACTCGCTTTCTATTAGTGAGTTAAAACGTGAAACCTTGCAAACCTTTGCCGATATGAAGGAAGGTAAAACGCCAAAGCTCTCACCAGATCAGTTAAGCAAGCTAGCAGCTACTTTTGATAAGTTAAGCGATAAGAAAAAGGCACTAGCCTATATGTATGAAAATTACGAGCTGTTAAGTGATGCCATTTTAAAAGATGCTTTGAGTGAGCGCAAAAAAGCCACTAGAGAGCAGAAGCTGGAGACTGCAAAATACGTTCGAGAAGTAATGGAAGATTTAACCAGTGCTACCTATAAAGAAGCCTTAAATGACTAAGACCGAACTTAAAATAGCACACGAGAATTTTGCAGCGAGAAGCAAGGAGATACGTGAGAGTACGTATGCCAGTTTAACGCTAAAAAAGGAAACTGCAGCTGAACAGGAAGCACGTATTAAACGGTTATTAAAGCCTCAACACTATAACGAGTTTTTTGATTACTACTTTGGTGTACATACTGCAAACCCTTTGGCAGATGCACCTTGTGCAGACTTTCATCAAAGCTCGTACATTAAAGTATTTAATGATCCTTTTATAGTACAATTTCGTCAATGGTTTCGAGGAGCTGCTAAATCTCTTCATACTAACGTTGGTAATGCTTTACATCTAAAAGAAAACCAATTATTAAACTTTGCTTTATTAATTGGACGTAACCAAGATGCTGCAAAATTACTGCTTGGTGATTTACAAATGCACCTAGAGAGTAACGAACGTATCATTAAAGATTTTGGTTTACAAATGAGCTATGGCAATTGGGCTGATGGTGAGTTTGAAACCAACGACAATAAATACTTTAAAGGCTTGGGACTTAACCAACCATTTCGTGGTTTACGTCGTGGAGAGTTTAGACCAGACTTTGCCAGCTTAGACGATTGCGAAGACCGTAAAGAAGCCAAAAACAAAATTTTGATTGCTGAAAAAGGCGAAAAGATTACAGGTGATTTAATTAAGGCATTTCACTTACACAGAGGTCGTTTGGTTATTCCTAATAACTACATCGTTAAGGATGGACTCATCGACTTTATTCATGATAAGTTTAAAGGTTCTGAGCATCTGGACGTGTCTAGGATCAACCTAAGAGATAAAAACGGAAAGCCAAGTTGGCATCAACGTTACACTCCTGAAATGGTAGATGCTATTGATAAAAAAACAGATTACTTCACAAGCCAACGTGAAGACTATAACAACCCAATTGAGGAAGGTAAACGCTTTAAAAAGGAATGGATGCGTTATGTTCCAGTTGCAAAAAACACCACGTGGAATGCACTTATTTTATATTGGGATTTAAGTTATAAAGCTACTGGAGATTATAAAGCTTGCTGGTTACTTGGTGTTGAAAAACAGCGCATCGTGGCATTAGATGTATTCTGCAGACGCTGTGAATTGACTGAGGCTGTTAATTGGCATTACGATAAAGCTCAAGCTCGAGCTAAAAAAGGCTATTCGGCTTTAGAGTATTATGATGCTACTGCAGCTCAAGCTTCAGTATATAAACCGATCTTTCAAGCTGAAGCACAACGTCGTGGTTTCTTTCAAATGCCAATGGAAGATTTAGATCAGCACGTCGATAAACATTTGCGTATTGATGCCACACTTACCAACGTATTATTTAATGGCACTTTGGTATTTGACGAGAAATTAAAAGACACTGCAGATATGCGAGCTGCAGAAGAACAAATACTAGCTTTTGAAAAAGGCACTAAAAATCCTGACGATGCACCTGATGCTCTTGAGAGTGGAGTGCGTAAAGCTCAGCTTTACTTTAGTGCAGATTTGGAAGGTTGGGGAAAACCAATAATTACACATCATAAAAGAGGAGGTTTTTAACTATGAGTATTAGAAAAATTATACATGATGCCATTGTTGGCGAATTGAACAGAGAAGTCGATGACGTAAAAGTGTACGACCTGAAATGGATTGATATGTGGAAAGCACAATTTGGTGCTAAAGACGATAAAGAGAAGCAATATCCTTACAACTTTCCAGCTGCTTTTATAAGCGTGAAAAACATTGCTTGGATAGACGAGGTTATTGACAACAAAACAGGAACTGTGACTATTGACGTCTGGCTCGTGTTCAACAAATTTGGAGACACCTTTGAAGGTGCAACTGATAAGGACGATTCTTTTGCTATTATTGATTTGGTTGAAAGCATTGCAGATGGTCTGCATTGGATTGAGGATAGTCCGTTTAAAGAACTCACACAAATTAGTGAGGAAGATTTAACTGAGCGTTACGAACGTCCAGTTTACAAACTTACATTTCAAACCATTGTATATAAACAAGTAAATCAATAATCATGGCATTTATAATTAAAGACGAATTAAAAACTGTAGGCGTTCCTGCAGTAGTAGAAAAAGCCATTAATGAAATGGACGATATTGTCCTGGACATTATCGATGAAACCGAAAGCGTCATGCGCTCATACTTGTCAGGTCGGTTTGACGTAGACGCCATATTTAGTGCTGTGGCAGATGCACGCTCAGGCGTGGTTGTAAAGCACTTTAAAAAGATTGTGATTGATGAGATTTACAAACGCAAAACCAATGGCTTAAATGAGGTCACTCAGCTTGGTTATGATGAAGCTATGACTTGGTTAGAAGGTATTGCATCTGGTAAAATCTCTGGAGGCGATTTACCTCCTAAAGAAGATGAGCCTGTGGCTGGAGATGGTTTTATAAAATATGGAGGTAATACTCGTTACGATAGTAATTTTTAATGGATCAGTTTGAAAGAGATATCATAAGACAAGCTAAAGAGCTTCAGGAGTTCATGGATAATGATTTGCTGGACATTATAGAAGTTGAAGGTCTCAATCATATTGATGAAGCTTTTGAAAACGAAGGCTTTACTGATAGCAGTTTGGTAAAGTGGAAAAAGCGTAAAACCAAAGACAAACGAGGTCGTGACATTACCAAGTACAGAACCAATAAGGTTGGTAAAAAAGGATCGTTAAATAGTTATGGTCGCAAAAATGAAGGTAGAGCTGTACTTCATGGACATAATACTGGAGGCAACAAATTGCGCCATTCATGGAAAGCCAATAAAATAAAGGATGGTGTTGAGTTTAGCAACGATAAACCTTATGCTGAAACACATAATGAAGGTAACGACACCACACCAGCCAGACCAATGATTAAACCAAGCAAGCAGCTTGACAAAAAGATTATTAAAAAAGTTGATAGAACACTCGATAAAATATTTGACAAATGAGTAAAATAGAGATATTAGACCATAGAGGCAACGTCCTGGTTGCAGCAAAAAATAATGTAGAGCTTGCTAAGAAAAGCCAGAAGATGGTTTTAGACCTGGTTAAGCAAAGTTCGTCTGTTTACAGACAAGAAATAACGCATTGGCAAATGGCACGTCAGGAGCGTATTAATCCTGAGCAACCATACACCTATTTGTTGCAAGAGCTGTACAAAGATGTAATGATCGATTCGCATTTATCTGCAGTAATTGAAAATCGTATTTTACGTATTACCAATAAGACCTTTGTATTAAAGGATAAAAAAGGCGTGGCAGATTACGAGCGTTCTGAGATACTCAATAAAAAGTGGTTTACTCAAGCTTTGCGTTATGCAATGGAATCGATATTTTACGAATACTCGCTTATGTTCTTTGAAAAAGGAATGGATGGCAAAATCACTAAGGTTAAAAAAGTGCCTCGCACTCATATTAATCCAGACAAGGAGCTTGTGGTTAAAAGTGTGTACGACACAGAAGGACTTAACTACAAAGAGTTTCCTTATGATTTACTATTTGCAAAACTGTACGATGGTTATGGCTTGTTAGAAAAAGCAGCACCTTTAACCATATTGAAACGTCACTCTTGGGCGTCTTGGGATGAGTTTGAGCAAATATTTGGTATGCCTATTCGTATTGCCAAATTAGGTACATTGAGTGACGAGGTTAAAAATGAAGTTGCAGGCTGGCTAAAAACAATGGGAACTGCTAGTTATGGTGTGTTTCCACAATTTGCAGACATAGAGATAAAGGAGTCTAATAATCGTGACGCCTTTAATGTTTTTATGAAAAAGATTGAAACGGTTGACTCTCAGCTCTCCATTTTAATCAATGGTCAGACCATGACCACAAGCGATGGTTCTAGTCGCTCTCAAGCTGAAGTGCATGAGCGTACTGAAGACGAGATCACAGATGCAGACATCAAAGAGATTTTAAACTGGATTAATGAAGACCTTGTACCTTTATTGCGCAACTGTGGTTATGATATCAAAGAAGATGAGCATATTGGTATTGAAACCATTAGTGATCCTTCACAAAAAATTGTTATTGATGAAAAAATAATGAATTCATCTGGTTACAAACTTACTAAAGATTACCTAGAGAAAACCTATGGCGTAGAGCTTGAGGAAGCACCAGAACCAGTTGCTCCAACACCAGGAAAAGAAGATCCTAAAAAAGAAGATCCTGAACCTCAAAAAAAAAAGTAGTCAATCAACTTGATTTGTACTACCGAAGCCACTGCTGTAGTGAACCTATCATTATGGCAGTTGGCAATTTAAAGATTAGTGAAACTGTAATTAAACAGCTTTTAAATGCGATATACAGCAACAAAAATCCAAACAAGCGCAAACTGTTTAGAGAAACCTTCAGGAACCTATCTCAAGGTGTCATTAAGGGTTATGGCATAGATTTTCCTAATGTAAAATACAACTCTCCAGACTTTAAAATGCTCAATGAGCTGCAGTATAACGTTGGTGTGTTTTCGGTGTTTAAAAATCACAATCAAATACTGGAAACGGTTAAACTACTAAAGGACGACAAAGGCAATTTACGATCTAAAAAAGACTTTATCTCTGAAGCTAAAAAGCTAAATGAAACTTATAACAAACGTTATTTAGCAACCGAATACGATCATGCAGTAAGTGCTGCACGTATGGCACGTAAATGGCAGGACTTTGAGAAAACCAAAGACCTCTATCCAAACCTGCAGTACGTGGCTGTGATGGATGGACGTACCAGAGAACTTCATAAAAAGTGGCATGGCATTATCTTACCCATAGAACATTCTTTTTGGCGCACTCACTTTCCGCCTAATGATTGGGGTTGCAGATGCACAGCTCGTCGTACAGATAAGCCTATTAATGACAATGGTATTGATGTAGACAAGATGCCAAAACTACCAAACCAATTTAACATCAATGTTGGTATTGAAGGTAAGGTGTTTGACGATACACACCCTTATTTTAAAGTACCTCAGTTTAAAGACGTGGCAACATTTGCGAAGTCTGAATTAATAGCTTGGCAAGTAGATACCTATAAAAATCAACTTGTAGGTTTATTTAATAAAGCTGTTAAGAGTGAAATTGGCAAGGTAAGTATTGCAGATGCAGCAGTCATTGCAAGTTTAGAGTTGGCACACAAAAACACCTGGTTAAAAAATAATTTATTACTGAAGCTGGACGAGCTTATTAAACAAGCCTTTTATATTGGAAGTAAAACTATTAATGGTACAGACTATCACTACTTGAGATTAAAAGAATATGATGATATGATTATTGTTTTAAAAGAAGGCAGTAAAAAGAAATTGCATTTTGAAGCTCTGGTAGATAGTGTGAGCTTTGATTAAGCTGTTTGTCCATACGTACCTTCATCGTTAAGTATTGCAGTGATGGTTCTGGTTGCTAAAAAGAATTGGTTGGCGACTTCCTCAATAACTGCATCGTTGCGCCATTTCGGATTTTTGGAGGCTATTTCTCTATAACGTTTTTTTACGTTAGCATTGCGAAGTTGTATGAGTTGAGAATTGCGAGCCATAGGTTATATTGCAAATATAATTGAGCCTTACCAATTTACAAAAGAAAATTATTAAAGCAAAAACCACTCTAGTTAGAGTGGTTCTGTGCTTGCTTCATGCTTTCAATTATAGTTTTGTAAAGTCTTGGATGTGACTTTTTAAAGTCAACCAAGTCAAATTGTATCATGTGCTTCTTAGCATTTACAATTAGTATTTGATCGTAAGGACTCATAGCTCATTGATTTTTTTATCAATTCTCAAAATACCATTCTGAGCTGATCTGTACATATCGTCTTTTACTTTGGTATTTGCCACAAAATACTCATAGTGTTTTTTAGCCATTCTAAGGGCTTCTTTTTGAGCTGTGGCATCAATATAGCCTTTATGTTTAAAACCAGAGCCTTCGTGCTTTACTGCGTATTGTGTGCCATAAATGTAATACATAGTACCAAGCACAATACTCAGCTTGGTTTTATCGTGTTTCAGGTCATACAATTGCTCAGCAGATTCAATACCTTTTTTGGTAATGGCAATATCTGGAGTGCTGTCTGTAATGTCGTTATAGTATTTAATAACTTCATTGGACAAGGCGATGGTATCGTTTTGAGCAAAGCTACTAAATGAGACCAGGATAAATAGTGTGAGTAGTTTTTTCATAATTTATTCTTGAGGTTTATCAGATAAAGACACATAATCTTGAATTGTTGTTTTATTACAAGTGTCGCAAGGATTAGTCGTTGGGTAATTCATTACCTCACTTATATAACGATGAAGTCTTTGCCAATTTTCAAAATCAGAATATTCGCTTTGCTTTGACCATGCCCATTCGTGAATTGTGTCACACCTTCTACATTTGGTTTCGTAAACTAAATAATCTTTCATAAAGTAAAAGTATTAATTAATTTTCAATTTATCTGCAGAAATCATAATCACACCACCTTTGCTAATGTGCAGCTTTACAGCTTCGATAACTTCATTAAGCTGTTTGTTGGTCATGGTAGCATCGTTATAATAGCTTTTTAGGTAGTTTCTGTACAATTTCCATTCCAATTTATCTTTTGGCTTAAAGGCTACCAAATGATGCTTGAGGTCTTGTGGTACTTTGTACATGTGGCTTATGGCTTGGTTGCCACAATGAAAGCAGTCTATAAAAAAAGGCGTGACACCTTTGTCTCTATGCTTTATCACTGTGTTTTGCTTGCAACTGCCACAGGTGTATGCATTAACGCTATTGGTATCAATCTCACTGATTATTTTGGCTTGGTCTTCCTGCAGTTGTTTTACGCCACAGTCTACGCATTGCTCACTGCAAGGATTATCTATTGCTCCTGAGTTGTGGAGTCTGCAGTATTTTTGTTGATTACTTTTCATTTGTATTGAATTTTGAATATTGTATTTAATTAATTTTGAGTTTTAACCTTAATTTAATTAGATATGGAAATTATTATACCTGATGTTTTAACCTGTGAATTAACCGAAGATGAAGCAACTCGAAAAAAAATGGTTTTTGATGTTTCTGACGATTTACTATTTATAAGAACCCAGACTAAGAATGTAGAGTCAAATTGTATTATACTAGACAAAGACGAGCTTATAAAGTTTAGAAACATTCTTACTTGTATTATTGATAGTAATCTTCTTGAAACTGAAGAGTAAGCTCTTCCAATAACTTATACGATTAACTTAACAAGGTTACTTTAGTACAATCTATATCACAACCAGATTGTCCTGTTTTGTTTGATAGGAATAGGAACTCTGGTTTTGAGGTTTCAGGCATGGCGAATGCAAATCTGTAAATGGGTTCGTTTGGCTCATCTTTCCAGGTTGATGAAAAGATGCAGTACTTAACACCATGTAGCTTTAAAGTACCTTCGTATTGCAAATAAGAGTCATCTTGCATTACAAAGCTGGTGCGTTTCT